TGCTGGTTCCGTTTGGTGCTGGAGAAAATGGGATGTTAACGGTCGCCACCTTGGTGCTGCCGACATAGTCCTCAATGATCCTAATCTGTCCAGCACCTGTGCCACTGGTGATGGTGACATACATGCCGTTGTAGATATCATCAGTTGCACTGGAAGTGTTTTTGAGCGTGATGGTGGTGCTGCTTCCAGCTTGCGCTGAACCACTGTCGTGGTGCGTTGTTGAGGCGGTCAGCGTCACATTGCCAGACACCGCAGATGGTGTCAGTGTCGATCCATTGTTTGTGTGGAAGTCGATGTTGTATGCGTACTTGGGGATGCTATCAAATGTGATGGCTGTGGCCGTCCACGCTGTGTCGCTGGTGCGCGTAATACGCACAGGCTGCAGATCGGGATGCACCACAATCAAGGTGTCGGCAGATTGCGTCCAGCACATGTCATCCAGCATGGCGCTGGTGATCGACGACACAGCCAGGTAGCTTAAGCCACCGCCGTTGATGTTGGCTTGCACAACCCCGTTCTTGATGATGTACATGCGCTGATGCGTAAAGCAAAGCATGTAGGAGTCATCAACGGAAAACTCAAACGGGACAAGGCGCACACCATTGCCAGCAGATGGTGTGCTGGTGTTTGGCAGCTCAATGATGTGCTTTGTCCCCGGCCTGCGGCGCAAGCCACCTTGTGGCTGAATTACAACGTTTGTGGCTTTGGACAACGCATTGTTGTATTGCTGCAGATCAACCCGCGCACGCAGCAGCGGGTCAAGCTCACCCGTGGTGAAGTTGCTCTGAATATCGACGAAACGTGGCATCTCAGCCCCTTACCGCGATAAGCGTGTAATCTTCAATTATGCGCGTTGGCTGACCCTGGCCATCAATGTTCATGGCTGTACGCATGTAGCCACCGCGAGCGTTTTCCCCGACAACCCCAGTGGCAATGCCCTGCCAGTATTGAGCGCGGTCAGATTGTTCGGTGATCGGCAGCGCCAAGTGCCAGGCCATCATGTACTTGAGCAGCTGCACAAAATACTTTGGCATCGCATACTCAGGCGTTTGGAATTGGTAGTCAATGAAGACTGTGGGCGAGTTGGTCAACAGCTTATCGCCCTGGATTTCCCAATCCTTTTGGACTGGAGCACCAGGCGATGCGCTGTCATAGACCGCACGGGGACCAGACAGTCTGTCACCCGGCAGCAAGTATTCGTATTTCCACACGCTGGTTGGCGTGGTGATCAGCTGTGCAAGCTGGATTTTTTTGAGCGTAAAGCTCCACGGGTACGTTGACAGCGTGGAGTCGCGGATGTCTGGATACAGACGGTCGCACACACTGGACGCATCTGTGCCATCGTTGAATGATGTGATGGCTTTCGCACCAAGCATAAGCAAGGCGTCTGAGCAGATAGTGATTGCGGTGTCTCCGGCTGCCATATGAACCTCTCAATGTAAGAAAGGCCAGCCTCCGAATACTCAGTGGCTGGCCCATTCCTTAAAACTCTAATTAATCAGAGTCGGTCGCGTCAACGGTCGTGCCGTTGGTCACATCCACCACGGTGCCAGTGTTGGAGTTCACCCACACGATGCTCATCGCGGCGGTGCCACCAGTGCTGGTGTAGCAGAAAATGACATCGCCAACACGCAAGATGGAGGCAATGGCGTTGAAGTAGCCCGAGGTGTTCACATCAGCAATGGCATCAGCCGTGCTGTAAGTATGCACCGAGGGAGCGTTACCGGCCTTAGAAGCGCCGTGTGTGTTGAAGCCGTCAGCAATAAAAGCCATTTTGACCTCCTAATTAAGCCGCAGCCGCTGTGTCGCGTGCTGTGATTTTGACAATACCTTCACTGTCAATCGCCACAGAACCGGCAGAGAACAGGGCGTTAACAAGCCAGCTGGTCTTTTCGGCGATGTAGTTGATCTCAGTGCGAGGGGCGATGCCTTCAGCGTAGCCAATGGCGTCACGGTGGAAGGCGAACAGAGTGCGGTCGCTGGAGCCGTCGATGGGCAGGCCACCTTCGGAACGGTCACCCAACACATGGAATGTGAAGCCCATGAACTGGTTGATCTCACCTTGGACCAAAGCCTTGACGCTGTTGAAGTCCGAGCTGGTCACCGAGGTTTGCTCCAACATCGAAGCCAAAGAGTTGGCGTGGATGATGATGTTGCGGCCCTCGGAAGGCACGTTCTTCTGGTTCAAGATCTTTGCAGCTTCGCGCAGCTTGGCAATGTTCATGTTGGTGTTTGCACCACCAATGCTGTTTGCCACTGTGCCGGTGCTGGTTGCAGCGTTCAGTGCGTCGAGGATCAGCTGATCCTGGCGACGACCGATGGCAGCACCAACCACTTGCACAAGCTCAGAGCGCTCGTCAAAGTTGACTTTCTGCTGGCTGAAGATGTCGCTGTATTCAGCGGCGTTCCAGTCGGACAGAGTGCAGGTGACGTTGGAGAAGCCAACGTTCATTGGAGTCACATCGGTCTGAGTGACGCGAGCGGTGGCAACACCACGGCCCACTTTAGGGAAACGGACGGAAGAACCTTCGACGCCTCGACGCTGACGAACAGCACCCACCAGCATTGCTTTGCCCTGGTAAGCCTGTTTGACCTCTGCATCGAAGAGCGTGACAAAGGCGTTTGACAGAGAAACAGCCATTTGATTTACCTCATTCGGTTAGTTGGATCAGGGTTTATCGCCTCGGTGAGCCAGTCGCCTGGGCCTTCGCTTGCTGCTTACGCCAGCCAATCGTCAGCATCGTCACTGCGGTCGGGGCCGGTTACCCGGTAGTCCTTGTGGTAATTGTAGGACAGTTTGTACAAAACGCAAACGCAGCACTTGACAAGACAAAAAAAGACCCGCCGAAGCGGGTCAAGTGGCAACCGCTTGCGCGGCCTCCTTGGAGAATCAGCCAGCGTACTGCTGGAACATACGTTCAACCTTTTGGCGATACGCTGCGTCTGTCTTGTACTTTGGATCGCCAACCATCTGGTACAGCTCTTCCTTGCTGGGCGCACCCTCAGTCGGCGCAGACTGCAAGGGAATGCGCCCCTCGTAGGCTTCGCGGATCTTCATCAAGGCACGCATGCCGTTGGCTGTGCCGCCCATAATCTTGAATTCCTCAAAATCATCAGCGCCCCAAATGCCCTTTTGGACCATGCCACGCGCCCAATTAACCATGCCATCCACCACGGCGTTGGCATTGGGGCCAAGAGCCTTCAGCTCGGCAGCCGTGTCAATGGCAGGCTCCTGATTGGCAACGGCCATCTCGTTGACCTGGGTGGCCAGCTCGTCAAAGGCTGCTTGGGAAATACCCCACTTCTGCGCCCAGCCAACGTAATTCTTGGCCAGCGGGTCTTGCTCGACGTCACCAGCCCAAGCCAGCGAGGTTGTGTCGTACTTGCCGCCATCTGGGGCTTTGTGCTTGCCGGTGCTGACCAGCTTGCGCATGTCGCCCCAACTCTTGGCCATGGCCTCGTAGTTGGCCTCGCCCTTGTCGCCGTTCCAAAAGTTTTCTGGCAGCCACTCTGGGCGGTCAATTGGAGCGCCAGGGATCTTGCCTGGCTCCACAGGTGTGTCTGCGCCCTTGTGGTCGATCTCTGCAGCTGCGGGGTTGGCAGCTGCTGCTGCGTTGGTGTCTTCAACGGTCACGCTGTCCAATAGGCCGGTGCTGCCACCGGGTTGGTCATTTGTGTCAGTCATATTTTCCTTGATTGAATTAACCGTGCCTCAATGTCCCTCACCACACTTCTGCACCCTTCGGCATAGAAAGCATGAGATGGGTCTGTGCCCGGCACGGCGATGGGCACATTCACATACATCTGGCGCATCCAGTCCAGCATCTTCTGGCCGTCCTCAGTGCCAAACACCCGAAGGCACAGCCTGGCCAAGTCCTCGCGGGCCTGCGTCACATCACGGATGTCATCGGTTTTGCCGATGGCTTCCAGTTCGTCCCATGACATCAGCAGTCCTCTGCGTCTTCAAAGCCAGCCTGCTGCTTGAGATCGGCGTACAACCCATCCATCAAGTTGCCTTGCGGGGTTGGGCAGTAGAAAGCGTGTTGTGCCACTTCCTGTGCGTTTGCGTGGCGAGCATCAGCATTGGCAGACACAGACACTTGGTATTGCACCTGATCTTTGTTGCCAAAGATGTTGGTGATACGGGCGTATGCGTCTGTGAATGGAACGCCTACGTTGCTTGTGGGGATAGAGATTTTCAGAGCCATTAGAAGGTCACCTCAGTTGTTTCGATTTTGCATACCCAGCGAATTGTGGTTGCTGCTGCTCCAGTGACAGTCACAGCGATGCCGCCGTTGGTGGTGTCAGCAGTGATTGCCAAGACCCAAGTGACAGCGCCAACGTCCTGTGCGATAACAATTGGAGTAACAGCCGCAACTAGCACTGTGGACGCAGCGTTTGCACCGCGCTTGATTGCACCCTCAAACTTCCATGAAGAAGTGTCGCCAGCAGCAGTTCTTGCTGCAATGCAAGTGCCTTGAAACGTGTATGCGCTGTTGTTGGGCAAGATTACTTGGTTGGTTGTGCCTGCGCCGCTTGAATCGCTTGTAAGCCTTGTCGCAGTTGCATCTACGGTTTGTCGCCCAAGCACTAATAAAGAAGATTGACAAACACCCGTGCTAAAAGCAACAGCCCCATTATTTGCAGGTAAAACTGCATTACCAACAATAGACCTTGCTATTCCTCTAAAGCCACCAAGCACAACAGAAAAAGCGCCATTTGCGTTATTAGTACTGCCGCCCACAGTTACAGCACTTGTACTGCCTGCTATGTTGTTTGAACCACCAATGGCAACAGCATTTTGACCGTTTGCTGTGTTGCCTGAGCCGCCAATGACAGCAGCATTTGTATCGCCTGCTGTGTTGCTTTGACCACCATCAACAACAGAATATTGACCGTATGCGTAATTATTAAAACCGCCATTAACAGAACTATAAGAAAGGGCAGTAGTATTATTAAGACCACCTGTAATTACAGAAAATGAACTTTGAACGCGGTTAGATTCGCCAGACAAAACGGAACTATTTTGCGTTACGGTTTCTAACCCACCTTGTTCTAATGGAACCCATTGCACAGAACTAATACTGCTGCCACTTCTAATTGTTAAATTAGGTACGCAAACAAATGTTAGTTTTTGCCCCATCCCAAGAATATATCTAGCTCCAGAACCACTACTGCCAGAAACTGAATCGTAAATTTCAATAACTGGAATGTTAAATGTAGAAAAAGGCTCATTTTTAATAATTATTTGCTTTCCACTTGGCGACCCTGTTGGGAGTTGCAATATTATGGTGTTTGATGATCCGCCAGTTAAAAATAATTGGAATGGAGCGCAATCATCTTCAAGAGCAATTCGGATAGTACCTGCGGTTGTTCTTGTGTAATCCCATACTTTTACGCCGGGCGTGTTTTCGGATGCAAACCCCGTAAACATCAGTAATCCCCGCCAATAGCAGTCAGGTGGAACCCCGCCGCCACTGCTGTGCCAAATGTGGCGTACACACGATAACCTGCTGCCAAACTAATGTTCATTGGAATTATTACGTCTGCTAGTTCAGATGTTTGTGAAACAGTAGTTGAGGACAAAGTACGTTCCATATACAGCGTGTTGTTGGCGGCTGTTGTGGTTACAGAACCGTTGTTGATCCAGATGCGGACAACAGTCGCCACGTTAGTGCCAAGCGACCTGACCTTGATGAAGTCCAGCCGTGAACCGTCAGTGGCATCAGCCGTTTCAATCGGGCCGTAGATCGTGCCGCTGGTCAGGTCTGTGGTGGTGTTGGCTGACAAGCCGGGAGTACCCGCAGTTGCGGCTGTTCCGCTTACCCAAGAGTTAACAGGGATTAGCGGAAAAATAGGGTTTGTGTTCTGTGCCATTTACATTGCTCCGATTGACCAAGATTGAAGTTTGGGGATAGGTGATGAATCACCGCCACCACCGCCAGTAACAGCAACTGTAACAGCGCCGCCTGTGTTTGTGGCTGTGACTCCAGCACCTGTGAAGTTCAGAGAAGTCGCTGCGCTTGTGAGCGTGGAGCCTTCGTCTTGCACAATTAGCGAGCCACCACCACCAGTAGAGTTAATGGTTTGGTTCGGGAAAGTCCCAGAGATTGTAATGTTCGTGCCAGCCACCAAAGACGGGGTTGCAGTCCCTGTACCACCGTTGGCAACAGCCACAACACCCGTGACGTTTGCCGCTGTGCCCGTGGTGTTTTGATTAAGTGTAGGAATATCCGCAGCAACTACGGCGCGGAATGTTGGAACACCTGACGAACCGTTCGGTGCTGCCAAAACAAAGTTGGCTGTTTTGCTGGCGTATGGGTTTTGTGTATCCCCGTATCCTGACGCCAAACTAATGGCAGGTGTAGCCCCGCCGCTAGAAACTACAGGTAATGTCCCTGTAACATCAGTGACAGAGCCACCGCCACCACCACCTTCAGTCCAAATTAAGTTGGTGCCATCGCTGCCAATTACTTTGCCGCCATTGGCTTCTTTGGACTTGATTAGCTCCGCAATTTCGACCAGTTGCTTTTGACGGTCCGTCAGCTTGTCATCGCGGCCACCGCCACCACCGCCACCAGTAGGAACAACAATCCAATCGCCCCATACGCCAGGCGACTTTTCAAAGCGAAACATCAAGCCCTTGCGCTCAAATTTTGGCATTGGGCCAAGATCGCCGGTGTCTCCCTTTTCGCCTTTGTCGCCTTTGTCGCCCTTGTCGCCTTTTAACCCGCGCTCACCCTTGGGGCCAACAGAGCCATCAAGTCCATCTTTGCCAGCAGGACCAACTGGGCCTTGTCTACCCTCTGGACCCTGTAAGCCAGGATCTCCGCGCTCGCCTTGAGCGCCTCTTGGGCCAAATGAACCCTTTGGCCCTTGCTCACCTGGCACGGGGATGTGTATCACCTTGATTTCACCAGGATCGCCCTTGTCGCCCTTTTCGGACTTCATAGCTTTTGCTTCGCGTGCGATTTCTAACGCACGCAAAGCCGCTGCGCGTGCTACATCATCCCGCATTGATAGCCTCCAAGAGTTGCTGATCGTCACTGCCTTGCGCTGCGGCAATTGTGGCCTGCGCACTCACTTGCGCGGCCATCGCGGCCTCTTGCCTGGCCTGCATCTCTTCCATCAAAACAGCACGCTCGGTCGTGTCGTTGCGCACAGCGGCTGGCACACCCATCTTGTCGGCGATGTAATCCACCGCCGCATCTGTCTTGATGGCCAAAGCGCCGTCTTGGCCAAACTGGCCAGACTGCATGAGCTGTGTAAACTGGATGATGGCGTTGACCTCTTCCATGCTCTGGGCTTGAGCCAGTGGGGACACAGGCGTGACTTTGACCTCAAGGCCGTTGACGCGCAGCGGCAAGTCAATCAAGCCCTTCTCATCCATGACCTCCAGGATCTTGGCCACCAGCGGGATCATGGTTTCATTGATCAAGCGACCGAAGGCAGAACCCAAGTTTTGGGCCAGCTCTTTCATGCGCTCCACGATCTCGGTGGCCGAGCGTGCGCTCATGTTGTCTGGCGGCAAAGACTCGTCCAGCAAAATGCGCTTGATGTTCTGCACCAGATCGTTGATGACCAGCTGGCTGACGTTGAAGTCCCCCGAGCGCGGCAGAGACTGCAGGCTTGGACCCTGTGGGCCACCGTTGCGTGCTACGGGGATGATGCCACCAGGCACGATCTTGACCGTGTTGGGGTTCAGCACGCCATCGTCGGCAGCGGTGTACACCCCAGCCACGGCCAGTGATGCGTTTTTGAGCAACAGCTCTTTGGTCTTGTTCAGCGTCTTGATGTCGGGCAGGGCCGTCATCAGCGGACCACGGCCATAGATCTCGCCGGCCACCTTCATGTAGCGTGAGATCACCCATGGGCTGCTCTTGCGGCGGCGATAAACCAGCTCTTCTTTGCCTGTCTTCCAGATAACGTGGTAGCAATAATCGCCACGCTTGTGGTCGTGAATGACAGCCTCCAGCAGCTCAACGTCTTCTGTCGGCTTGTCAGCAATCAGGCGCTTGAGCGCATCGGGGATCTGTGCGTCTGGCCACTGGCGTGAGATGCTTTCGGCCTTCATGCGCATGCGGCGGTAAACATTGTCCACCTGGCCGTTTGCGCCTTCCTCGTAGCTCACCAAGAACAGCGGCACGGGGATAAAGTTGATTGGCGTCACATCGTCGCCAGGCTGCACCATCATGCAGGCTGTGCCGACGGCCATGTCCAGCAAGAACTCGCCAATGGCGATGTCAAAGTTGGACTGCTTGAGAACAGCAAACATCTTCTCGCTGTAAACATCAAGCGCGGCCTGTGCGGCCTGCTTTCGATCCATTGGGATCAGGCTGCCAGACTCAAGCCTGCACCACTTTTGCTGGGGCGGGAACACAGCAGACTGCAGTCGGTTTGCAAAGCGCTGGGTGCTGTTGATCGCGGTGGAGTCAAAGACCCGCTGCATCTTCTTGCTGCCAGTGGCGCCGCCCTCCCAAACGCCATACAGCTGGCGCTGGGGCAGGGCAAATTCGTATGCGTCCTGATACAGCTGCTGGAACTCATCCTTTTTGGTCTGAGCTGCAGCTTGTCGCTTGATAATTTCGTCTGGTGCCAAGCGCATGCCGCCTGGCGCATCTTTTGAGTATTGCATTTGTCAGTCCTTCTGCAGCTTGTACTTTTCCAATAGATTTCGACCCTTGGCGGCCAAACGCGCTGCAGCCCCAGCCGTGCGCGGGACTGGCTCGCCCCAAGCATTTGCTGCTTTGGCCAGCCGGGTCGGCTCACCGTCTTTGTCCACCAATGGCCCACTTGGGTTGGTGTAAAAGCGAGTTAAAAAAGATCCCTTTCGACGGGCACGCTCTCCAGTCGGTGAGCTTTCCTTGACGCCAGGCTGCAAGTTCTTGCTCTCACCAGAGCGCTCAAACTTGCGCCGACCGGCTTCGGTCAAGCCGCCGTCGGGGTCTTTGTACTTGCTCACTTCTTATCCCTTGCGGCGATCATGTTGTCCACCAGGTTGGGATAGGGTCTGCCAGCTTTCTTGGCCCTGCGCATAGCGTTTGCTTTTTCCGCAGAGGTCAGCTCTTTTGGCTTGCCAACATCTTTGGGCCTTGGTTTATCCCAGACTTCTTTCATGTCAGTCTTTCATTTTTGCGTCAGACATCAACCCACCCTTGCGGCGCTTGCGCACACGCTCGGCCTCAGACATGGCAATGGCCACGGCTTGCTCGCGGCTTTTGACGACCTTGCCGCCCTTGCCAGAGTGCAGGGTTCCGGCCTTGTACTCGCCCATGACCTTGCCGACTTTCTTTTGCGCGGCGTCCATGATCACATCCCACCTAAAGTGCTGCTGCCACCCAGCACGCCAACCTCTGGCGTCAAACGGGCTTCAGATAGCAAAGCGCGGCGACCGCCACGGGTTCGCGCACGAATGGATGCCGACATGCGCTGGCCAGACTCGCGGCGCTCTTGCTCAACACGCGCAGCCAGGTCCGATGCCTGCTTGTCGGCGGCGGCTTTTTCTTCGCCGTATTTGGCTTGCTCAAGCTCAAGTCTGGCCTTGGACGCTGCGGCAGCCTCTTGCTGCGTCTTGGTTTGCTCGGCCATCTGGGCTTCCATCATTGAAGCCTGCTGTTGCGCTTGAGCCACGTTTTGTGCTTGCGCTGCTTTGGCCTCACCTCGGGCTTTTGACGCATCGTAGGTGGATTTGACCGCTGCGGCGGCAGTCACAGCGGGAAGCGCTTTGACAATAAATGGGATAGCTGCGGCCATCACAAACTCCTTGAAAAAATAAAGTGGTCTTGCTCTGGCTGGTTGTAGATTGTCAGCTTGCCGATCTCAGCAAACCCAAGAGCCATCGCCCAGCGCACAGCATCTATTCGGGCGCATTGTACGAACATGTGTGCAGACGACAAACCCATCGATATACAAGCGATATTGACTGCTTTTTTGACAGCACGGGTCACCAGCAACGGGTGTTTGTGGCGGCGATTTCGGTCAATGACAGCCCACACCTCGCCGTCCCCGTTTCGGCAGTCCATGATGCCCACAGAAAGCAGGGGCTGGCCGTCAACAGTCAGGGTGCAAGCTGGGCCACGGCCTGATTGGTCCACCACTCGCATGCCAACATCGGCGGCCACGCTGTCGTCAATGCCATCAAGGTGGCCAGGCTCAAACGGCAGCCACAGCACCCCGGCAGGCAGCGGCATTTGGTTGAGCAGGTGGTGCATCAGAAAACGTCAAAGTCGGTTGTGGCCGTGGTTTGCTTGGGGGCAGAGCCGCCCAGCGTTTGCGTGCGGGTCATGCGGTTGTATTCCCCGCCGCCCAGCATCAGGTAGCCAAAAGAGTCGCCAATGTGCGAGTGTTCGTTCTTGTTTGGCGCATCGCGGAAGCGTTCTTGCCCCGCGCCGACCGCCACACGCTTAAAATGGTAGCCGCCGCCGAGGGCTTTGCGGAGGAGCTTGCATTCCCTGTTCACAATCAGCCCCGGTTTGCCCTGAATCAAGCGCTGCATGGGTGCGGCGCTGGCCTCTCGTCGCACTTTGAAGTCGTTTGACGCTGTCGGCTGGGCACGCAGCCCCAGTGTCCGCAGGAAATCAAAGCTTGTCACCTCATAGATGGCATCTCTGGCCATGCCTGCCGGGTCGCCCCACAGCAAAACCTGGTGGTTTGGGTACAGCGCGTTCAGATCGGCCAGCAGCTGCAGGCCAAAACGCTCCAGACCCATGTCAAACGTCACGATTTCCTTGTGAATCACCCACTGGCCATTGGGCAAACGCTGGCCAATGGTGGCCGCAGGGGTCAAACCGAAGTCAAGCCCCACCTGGATGGGCACTGTGGGGTCAACAACCGTGTCGCCAGACATGACCGAGTCCTGATACTCTGGCCAGACGGGTCTGCCCTCTTGCACATAGGTGTACTCGCCCCCGGCATAGCAGCGAATCCAGTCCAAGTTCTTGCCCAGCAGCATCTGAGGGTAGTAGCCGGGCGGCAAGTTGGACAGGTTCTCTGCATGCGGGTTGATCTTCCACCACTTGTTAGCCGAGAAGATGTGGTCGTTGGCCTCGGGGTTGTCCGGCAGCTCCTCGGGGTCCACCACCACCACACCGCCGGGCTGCTTCCAGAACTTCCAGGCATACGGCCCGGTCATCTTCTCCTTCTCGGCCATGTTGTGCCACCAGTGATCGTCGTCCATGGGGTTGGTGTCCATCAGAATGCCGTGCCATGTGGCCCCGCCATCCCGCTTGGTGGGGTAGCGGCCAACCCGGTGGGTCAGTCCGTCGATCACTGCCTTTGGCAGCTCACGCGCCTCGTTAACCCATGCCCCGGTCAGCTCCAGCGACAGTAGTTTGCGAACGTCTTTGGGCTGGTCAAGGGCCAAGAAGATCACCTCGCAGTCAATGCCAGCCGCACCCTCACGGGCAGGCAGCCGGATGTGGTGCGTGATCGGCGGCGTCCACAGCATCGGGCCAAACGTGGACTCTGGGAACAGATCCAGCCAGGTCTTGATGGTTGTGGTCTTCAGCATGGGGTAGCTGTTTCGCACAATCGCCCAGCGGCTGTACTTGATGCCGTCAATGGGTGAGGGCTTTTGCTCCACCGCCTTTTTAAAGATCTTGGATGCACACGCATAGGACTTGCCGCTGCCCACCGGCCCCATCAAACCCTGCACAAAGGCGTTGTTTTGGAAGTAGTCATACACCACCGGGCTGGTGCTGAAGTCCAGGTTGATGCCCGAGGAGGGGATGGTCTTTTGGCTTTGCTCTTTGGTCTTGCTCATGTGTCATTCCCGTCCATATCCACAATGTCACCCACGTTTGACCGGGGCGGCGCTTTCACGTTGATCCCGATCACGCTCGGCTTGTCCGACTCTTCAGGGTTGTCCAGCAGACCACTGGCCTTGGCCAAGATCCGCAGCACCCCCACCTTGTCATACAGCTCGATCTCCAACGTGCTGTTGCCATCGCGGTCAGACTTGACCTTGATGTTCTTGATCGCCGTCAGCGCATGCTCTGGGATCTGGTGCGAGGGCTTGACCCTCACATTGCCGTCCTCGTCCCAGGACATGATGTCGGTAATCTTCGTGTTGGCCATGCACAGCAGCGCATAAGCCACAGCCTCCCGGTTGCCAGCCAGGGTGGCCGATCTCTCCAGACGCCGCTCAATTGAGCGCGTCCCACCCCAGCCAGCCACGCTGGGGATCTGCGTGGGCTGCTTACGGGTTGCCATCAGAAGGGAATATCCGAGTCGTCATCAGCCACAAACGCATTGGCCTTGGCCGCATTGTGCGCATCCAATGGCTTGGCAGCAGCGGCCTCAATCTGGTTGCCAATCTTGATCGCCACCCATGTGTCTCCAGCCTTGGTCTTCTTCGGCGTGATGTCCAACCAATGCGTCGAGCCATCAGGCAACATCACCTTACCCTTGTAGGCAGGGTGCCAGTCCTCAGTCTTCTTGTCGTTCTTAAAAGCAGAACCCTGACCAGGCTTCATCTCGTATGCCATAAAAATCCTTTCGTTTGGCTAGTTTACAAAGTTGTGGAAAAAGTGGGGAAAAGTCCAGGCTTTACCTTTTTTAGGAAAAGCTGGGGAAAAATTGGGGGAGGCCCCCACCGACCCAGGCCGGACCGGGGGGGCAAGGGGTGTCCTCGCGCAGCCGCACCCGCAGGCGATACCGCGCAGGCTGACGCGCGCGTTGAGGTGGCACCGGGTCTTGTCCAATTCCCATACGTTCGTTTGGGTTCTGGACAAACACGACACAAGGCCGCAGGAGCGCTTAACGCATTGCGTGGCTACCCATGCCTTGCCTATGTGGTGATCGTGGCTTGTAGGCCCGATTAGAGGCCTTGCTGAGGCTTTGCTCATCGCGTGTCCCGGTGCAGTTGCAGGATGCTGTCGGTCAGCACCTTGCTGGTCGGCGTCAGACCCTCGGCTGAGAACAGCGGCAGCAGTGTGGCCAGCGCATCTTCGATCTGGTCGGGCTTCATCTTGCTGTCAATCAGAAAGTCGAAGTCAGAAACTTCAAGGTTGTGCAGAACATTAAGTTTATTAAAAACCTTATCTTTACCTTTACTCTTTATATACTCTTCTCTATGTTCAATATCCGTGTTAAGCACAACTCCCAGGTTGTTATTAGCTACAACCTCCAGGTTGTGAATGGAGGGTTCTGATTGGTCTTTCAGTTGTACAACCTGGGGGTTGTGAATGGACGACTTATCCACAGGCTGTTGACGCTTGGATTTGGCTTTGGCCATGGCTTCTTTGACCTCTCTGACTGCTCTGGTTTCGCCTGATTTGGGCATGGTTCTCTCCGGTTTGGGGTTGGGGTTCTTGAGTGCTTTGGCGATCAGCTGTGCGATGCGCCGCTGTCCTTCTGGGTCTGATTGTTCTTGCATCTGTTTGGCTTGCTCCTCCTTCATGTACGGTGGCCTGGCGTCCTCTTTGTTGGACACCATGGTGATGGCATCCTCGGCTGTGATTGATGGGTCATAGATCACGCGCAGGGTGGCTGTCCTTTGGCCCTTGAACCCTTGCTTGACGATCTGCAGGTAACCCCTGTCCTTGAGCTGCCTGAACTGCTTGGCCACGGCTTGCTGGGTGATGCCAAGCTCGCTGGCCAGCCTGGTCTGGCTGACCCATGTGATGCCTGCCCGGTTGCAGTACGCGCACAGAGCCGCCAGCGCCGTCAGAGCGCCGTGGGTCAGCTCCTTGTCAAACACAGCCCTGATCGGCAGCACGGCCACCTTGCGCTGGTCTGGCGGCGCGTCCTTTTCCTTGATGCGCGGCTTCTTGGGCAGCGCAAATGGCACGATGTTGTCAGGCACAGCGCTCATGCTTGGCCACCTGTCGCATGTACTGCCGCACGCGCTCCTCGGCTCCCTTGCCATGGCGCTTGTCCATTGTGGCCAGGTGCCTGTCCACCAGCTGCTTGTCCTTGGTAAATTCCCAAGTTGTCAGCAGCTCGCGTGCGTGTCCCATCAAGATGATGGTCATGTCGGGCTCCAGCGGCCCTGTGTGCTTTGGTCTGTCTGGTTTCCATGGTCGCTTCATTTTCCAGCCTCGCGCTTGGCCTGCAGCTGCAGCTGTTTGGCCAGCACTTTGCGACCGAGCGCGGTGACCACGCTGCCAGCGTCAACCAAGCCACGGCGGCGCAGCGACCAGTACGTTGTCCAGCTGCCGTTGACCTTGTTGTCCAGCTTGAACTTCCAGCCCATGGCGAAGTGCTTGAGCATGAAAACCTGGTGATGCGAGAGGCTCATGCGTAGCCGTCCAGGATGAATTTGCTCTTGGCTTCCTCCAGCGCACCAATGACCATGAGCCGGTCGGATGCGGTGGAGCTCTTGATCTTGAACTGGCCCTTGTCCTTCCAGAAGCACAGCACGATCACGGTGTCTGGCTGCTCGTCGATAGCTTCGTTCAGGATGATTTTTGCCTGCACCTTGTGGTGGTCAGGAATGGTTGCTGTCTTGAGCTTGCTCATGTGTTTGTTCTCCGTCTGTTTTGTTGTTGCTCCCAGCTGTAGTGCCGCCAGGTTGTCACCTCGCAGTCCATGTGCCACAGCTGGGCCCCGGTGACTGATTTTTGCCGGGTTCTGGCCTTTCGCATGGCCTTCATGTAGATCTGCCTGATGCGCTCCTTGGTGACGCCAAGCTCTTGCCCGGCTTCTTCTAAGGTTGCTCCGTCCATCACAAGCATTTGCACGACCAGATCCTCACGGTCGGTGAAGCAGATTGTCTCCAGCAGCTTGACGACCAGCTCGCGCTGCTCGACCTGCTCCATGTCGGACTGCAGCTCAAATGACCAGCGGTGGCGTGGCAACTCTGGCAGCTCATCGTCGCGGGTGTACCAAATGCGCTTGACCTCGCTTGGCAGTTGCGCGGTCATCAGCTTGCCGTAATAGGGCGATGCAAAGCCGGTCATGCGATCACCCTCACTTTCTTGTAGCGAATCTCTCTGGCCACCAGGTCGAGCGCCTTCTCCAGCTCGGCAATGACGCAGGCGTCCAGCTGGGCGTCATGCACCTCCATGCCCGTGTTCATGGCCTGCAGCTCTGGCCCGGTGAACAGGAACTTGCCCTTCTCAATGCCACGGCGTGACATGGCCACGATGGCGTCTTGGGCTGCACGGATCTCAACGCAATACTGCAGGCCCAGCTCTGGGTTGATCCGGTACAGCGCCTCGGCCACGTTCATGCACGCGATCAGCACGTCAATGCTGTCCCTGTTGCCACGGCCCTGCGCCATGTCGAGCAGCGCTGCGTGGTTCTTGATCTGCAGGCTGGTGATGTGTTCGTTCTCACGCATGGGCTGGAAGCCTCCAAGCACCCACTGCACCGGGTTGGCCAGCATTGGCCGGGGCTTGTACTTGCTGCGCTTTCTCATGCCTGTCCCCTTGCTTGAATGGCGCTTGCCACTCCTTTGTTGTCCGCCCACTCCAGCTTTTCAGCCAAAGCAGCACACGCCTCACGCTCATCAGCACGAACAAGGGCAACAAGGCGCTCCAGTTCGGGTGAAACGTATGTCACGCCCTCAAAGGACATCAACGGAAAACCAACTGTTTTGCATAGTTCTATCGTGTCTCTCACAAACAACTCCTCAATGTCAACAGCCCAAGCATCAGGACAATGAATCCCAGCACAGCCCATACCAACTGCCCATCAGCCGGGGTTGGCTTTTCGTTTTCCAATTGCTTGCGTATCGGGCAATCACGGCCCTGTCGGCAATTGCCGTAATCGTCACAGCAGTTCATGGCTTGCCTTTCAGTTTCTCTTCCTTGCGGTTGCGTCTGAGCCAGCATTGGGCGCAGTACCAGCGGCCAGGCCTCATCTGCACGCCGCCCTCTGGTGGCTGCTTTGTCTCGCACTTGTCGCAGAACTTGAGCTGGTGCGAGTGCTTGGGCGAGCCGTTCAAATTGATGTTCTTCACTTCAGTACCTCATGCACATAGACTTCGACCCGAGGCTCAAAGCTGTATCTCTTCTCGGCCACCAGGCGCACCACCTGCTTGTCGTCCAGGTAGACCACGCCGTTGAGCGCGTCCAGCACGGCCTTGGCCACGTTGTCCAGGTCTGGCTTGCCGGGTATCAGATCGCCGGCCAAAGCCTGCTGCTGCTTGCGCTTGCTCCAGCTGGCAGGGATGGGATGATAGGCCGCCACGCGCAGGCTCATGGGTGTGGCCATCACGGGCCAGTCACCACGCGCAAATGCTGCCTGCTTGGCGATCAGTGTTTCGTATGCCTGCGTTGCTGCAGGCGTGTACATGCGCACAAAGCCGCCCCGGCTGCTTGCTCTGGGCCTGCCCTTGCCATGCGGTGCGCCGGGCACCACAAAGTAGATGGCGGCGCTCACAGCAAGCCTGCCTTGCGCATGTCGGCCAGGAATTCTTCGATGTCAGCGCAGGGCATGTCGCGCCAGCAGGCACCGTCCCCAGTCATGTAGAGCGCCTCGGTGAGAACATCCTCTGGCACTGGCTGGCCATCCTTGGCCATGTCCAGCAGCTTGGTGGCTTCGTCGTGTGTCACTGCTTGGCCCCCATCAGAAAGCGCTGCAGGCGCGGCTGCAGCTCTCCGTACTTGGTCTGCAGCTGGTCGCGCACACACTGGTCAATGATTGAGCTGACACTGCGGCGCTGGTCTTCAGCGGCCTTGGTGAGCAGCTCACGGCTGTCCTTGTGTAACCGCACAAGAAACGGGATGCGTTTGTTTTCCATGCCCAGAAGTATAGCGGCGTGATAGCGGGGGCAACATGGGGCATCGCAGATTTGTCGGTTTATTAGGGTAAGCACCTAGAAAATAGTTTGTTTGGGTGGTTGTTGACCGATATCGGTTATGTGTTAAGATACGTCCATCGCAACCGAGCAGATGACGCTCACAAGGAGAAGACGATGACCAAGACTCAAGCCATCAACCGCGCTATAGCAGCACGCCACGCTGCCAAATTGGCACTGACACGCCATGCCCTGTACGCCGTCACATTCGGTGGCAATGACAAGCTGACCCAAGCCGCAATGCTTGAGCATGATGTCGCCATCGAAGCCCACAACAAATGGATGGATGTCGCGCTTATGCACCCCAGCACACGCGCCAGCCTGATCCGCAAGCAGTCCTTGCCAGCCTTCATGTTCGGCTACAAGTTGGAGGCTTAATCATGACCAACCAAGAGCAGCAACTCATCAACGCCATCAAGGCGCTGCCTGGCCACCAGGTCTTCCCTGGCAGCACTGGCGGCGCTGTGATCATCGCCATCACCCGAAAGAACAGCGTCAGCCAGCGGTCTGTGTGGCTGGGTCGTCGCAGCACTATCGAGAACCTGCAGAGCATTCTGCAGCAGGGCGTCTGACATGTGCCACATCCGCAACCTGCAGACCCTTGAGGGCAACCTCAAACGCGCTCAGGGTTACGCCCTGGCCAAGCCCACCGACTGGAACCTGACCAGAGTGGCCGAGCTGACCCGCGCCCTGGCCGACTATCGTCGGTTCATGGCAGGCGAGATCCAGCGCCACCAGATGTGCTGGACTGCCATTGAGTTGACCATGAACATGCCCGAATGGGGCACTCGCGGAACATAAGGAGATCACCATGAAATTCGTCGCTTACTATCGCGTTTCCACAGACCGCCAAGGCATGTCCGGCTTGGGCTTGGATGCCCAGCGTGCAGCTGTGGCCAAGCACATCGGCCAGGCCGAACTGGTGGCCGAGTTCACTGAGGTGGAGTCTGGCCGCAAGAACGACCGCGAGCAGCTGGCTCATGCACTGAGCCTGGCCAAGCGTACAAAGTCCATCTTGGTGATCGCCAAGCTGGACCGTCTGGCCCGTAACGTCCACTTCATCAGCGGCCTGCTGGAGTCAGGCGTGCCGTTTGTGTGCGCTGACATGCCCGAGGCTGACCGCACTTTCTTGCAGATGATGGCCGTGTTCGCCGAGCTGGAGGCACGCAAGATCAGCGAGCGGACCAAGGCAGCGTTGGCACAGATCAAGGCACAGGGTCGCAAGCTGGGCTGCCCGACACCCGAGCTGGGCAGCGCTGCTGGCATTGCCAAGCTGCAGGCCAAGGCTGATCGTTACGCCGAGCGCGTGGGTCCAGTGGTGCGCGAGATCATCGCCAAGACTGGCGCCAAGACCATGCGAGACATTGCCGAGGTGCTGGAGGCCCGTGGCATCGAGACACCTCGCGGTGGCTGTGTCTGGCATCCCAGCCAGGTCGCCAACTTGCTCAAGCGCATTTGAATGCCCACGCCACCGGGGCTTGACGGTGGCAAAAGGAGAATGAGATGAACATTAAAAACTTTCTTGAAGCTGCCCTGTGCTTTGCCATCTTTGCTGGCTGGGGCGTCATGCTGGCCATGGGGGTTTGACCATGAACAACAAGCGAATAGAACCCACCCAGCCATTGCTGCAGGGCAGGCCATACACACCTGCGGCAGCCACCGACGTCACCAAGACCTGGCTGCGCCATGGGTGGCAGCCACCAAGCCGCCAATCCCAGGATGAGGCCAAGGTCAGGTTGAACCCCATGGGGGTGCCAGCATGAGCCAGACCACAGAGATCCTTGACATGCTCAAGCGCGGCCCTGTCACGGCCATGGACGCCCTGCAAAATGCTGGCTGCTTCAGGCTGGCCGCACGCATCGCTGACCTGCGCCAGCAAGGCCACGAAATCATCACCGACACGATCACCACCCCAACTGGCAAGCACATTGCCAGCTATCAACTGAAAGGAGCCAGCGATGGCCGGAAAATTAACTGATGACCGCGAGATGTCTGCCTCGCGCCTGCCGGGCCTGATGGGCTTCAGCAAGTACAGCACGCCCAATGATGAGCTGCAGTACAGCATCAACGCCATCGACGGCAAGGAGCGCCCCGACATAGGCAACGAAGCGATGGGCTGGGGCAACACCCTTGAGCCCGTGATCTTGTCCGAGGCCTGCGTGAGGCTTGGCATCACTGGTGACTTTCGGATTGACAAGCCATACAAGCACCACGAAATCGCGCTGCAGTGCAGCCTGGACGGCATAGGCTTTGGCGAGGGCCAAGAGATCACCACCGACCCAGACAAGGGCATCTTTGTGGTTGGTCAAGACAGCATCGTGCTGGACGGTCCAGGCGTGCTGGAAGCCAAGCTGACCAAGACCATGCCCGAGGAGACACCGCACCTGGCGCGTGGCCCGATCCAGCTGCAGGGCCAGATGCTGGTCACTGGCCACAAGTGGGGCTGCGTGTGCGTGCTGTACCAAGGAATTGAGCTGCGCGTGTTCCTGTTCGCCCCACACAAGCAGACCCAAGACGCCATTGTCAAAGCCGTGGGTGAGTTTCAGAATAAGCTTGACACATACGTCAAGGACGGCGCGATTGACTGGTACCCACCAGCAAGCAGCAAAGAGTTGGATCGCATCTATCCCTATGCCGCTGCCAAAGAAGAGGTCCAGCTGCCATCCGAAGCAGAGCAGTGGGCTGGCGTGATCTTGCAGGCCAAGGCCGACATCCGAGAGGCCGAGGAGTCTATCGGAAAGGCCGAGATACAGATAAAAAAAATGTTGGGTGATGCAGAGCGTGGCCGAGCTGGCAATGTTGTGATCAGCTGGCCAATGCGCAACTACAAAGACTCGCCCGAGCGATTGGTGCCAGCCAAAAAAGCCTACAGCGTGCGCCAGTCCAGCTTGACCGTGAAGGAGCTGCCGTGAATATAGAACACCCAGTCATTGCACCACGGTATGAGGCAGCCGTTGTCGCGCTGCTCAACGCCATCAACGCACCCAAGCGCACAGAGATAGCCGAAGACCAGGCCGAGGCATTCGTCGAAGCCATGGCCGATCTGATCATCACCACCCTGAAAACATACGTCGAGGAAAACCATGACCGCACTGACCACCACTAATCGCCAAGGCTTTGCCCCGGCCACCATCACCGAGGCCATCCAGTTCAGCGAGATGCTGGCCAGCAGCGCCATGGTTCCCAAGGCATACCAGGGCAAGCCCCAGGACATCATGGTCTGCGTGCAGTGGGGCTATGAAATCGGCCTGGCACCCATGCAAGCGCTGCAGAACATCGCCGTGATCAATGGCAAGCCCAGCGTGTACGGTGACGCAGCCATGGCGCTGGTGCAGGCAAGCCCCGTGTGCGAGGACGTTGAGGAATACTTTGAAGCCGAGGGCACGCCCAACCCGGTGGCAGTGTGTGTGGCCAAGCGCAAGGGCCGCAAGCCCGTGGTGGCCAAGTTCTCGGTCGAGGACGCCAAGCGAGCTGGCTTGTGGGGCAAGCAAGGCCCGTGGCAGGCATACCCCAAGCGCATGATGCAGATGCGTGCCCGTGGCTTTGCCCTGCGTGATGCGTTCCCCGATGTGCTCAAGGGTCTGATCACCGCCGAGGAGGCTCAGGATTACCCCGATGAATTGTCAAAAAATTCCACGGCGATTAAATTACAACCCAAGCCCGCCAACCCGTTGGATTTGGTGGCCGCACCAGCCATTGAAGCGACCAACGACCGCGCCCAGATTGAAAACCTGATGGCCGACACCGTGGATGCCGTAGTGATGCCTGGAACAGAGGTGGTTGATATTCCTGAAGTCACCGAGGCGACAGAGACTGTTGCAGAAACGCAACAGCCAGAGCCTGTGGCTGAGATGTTGGAGAGCGTGCCAAGCGAGGACGACAAGTCTTGGGTGCCAGAGCCCATGGTGGTGGGCGATGGCTTTGCGGTGTTTGTGCCTGGCAAGACCACGCCCACCAGCGTGCATGCCAGCTTGGACGATTGGCAGGATGCCTATGAGGACATGGCTGACAGGATCGCCAAAGCAGGCAAGCGGTCAGCACGCGAACGCATGACCATCTTGCGAGAGTTTAAGGATGTCAATGAAGAGACCATCAAGCGCGTGGACATGGTCAAGCGCATCAGGCACACAGCCAACTACCAAAAGCGTCTGAAGGCTTTGGGCGCTGCTCAATGACCTAAAACTTGGAGGGCATGGTTGGTGTGCTTGATGCGGTCATCAAGGCCAATCGTGCCCCCGTTGATCTTCTTGGTCAGCGCTAGGTTGTTACCAGACTCAGCAATATTGTTGAGCTTTTGGGTGTGCCAGAAAAAACCAGCGGTCAGTGCAGCGTACTGCGGAGTAGCAACCAGCTCGGGTTCCATGATCAGATCAACACCCAATGCCTTGCCGGCGTGGTGATAGTTGGCAGAGCCAGTGAGCTGAATGCAACCCCTGCCCCTAAAACGATACCCATCACCAGATGCCTCGTCGCGATTGCCCATGCGGTTAGCATAAACCGTGTTAGCGATCTTCTTGGGGTTGCGCTCAAACGTCTTGGCAAATTCCAGCGTAGGAAAGCGCCTTGGCCAGAGTTTCATCAGCGTTTCGGCACGATAGTTCAGATTCTCTTCCAGCACCCTGAAGTTTCCGCATTCGTGGCCACATTGGCCAATGAATGCAGCCTGCTGCCGTGGCGTCAAAATGCCAAAGCGTTCAAAGGCTTCATTAAGCGGCTCGACCCACTTAACGTCGATGTGCAGCTGCTTGAGTTGTTCAGCGTTGACCATTCACAATGCTCCTCATTTCGTCGTAGGCTGCGATGCAGGCGTTGAGCTGGTTGATGGCGCGGTCCCCGTCTGCTGCGATCTGGGCGATGAGTCGGAGGGTTTCGCGCTCGGATTCGCTGGCACCAGGATCTGGGTCAGGCGCTCGGTCAGGTTGGCTTGGCGCTTGGTTGCTATTTCCGGTGGCAACGGGGGCACTTGCGGGGGCTTGTACGCAACTTGCGGCGGGGAGGCGCACCCTGCCAGCAGCAATGAGGCGATTGAGATCAGTTTGCTTTTGAGAGACAACATCGTTGACCTTTCTCAGTTCGGTTTCTTTATCAGCGACAGCCTTGGCCATCTCTTGTTCTTTGCTGCGAGCCTCTTCATTCTTCTTGGCGATCTCGGCCTGCATCTCAGTATTGCGATCTGCCCAGCCATTGTGGTAGCCGTACTTGTACAGACCCACCACGGCCACCACACCCACAGCTGCAGCGATCAGATACTTGTTCACGACTTTGCCTCTTGGCGAGCTGCTGCCAAGATCTCACGCTCGGCGTCATCTTCCATATGCTCTGGCGGCGTTGTCGGTGGTGGACCGGGGGTCCACGACTCATCAAGCTCTGGGTTCTTGTAGCCCATCCAGTTGAAATCAGGCATTGACACAGTGGTCGATGGGGCGCAGTAAGCCTGTGGCGCTGCTGTGGTGGTCTGCGTTGCTGTGTTGGTGGCAACAGCGGAGTTGGCCGGTGGCTTGTTGTTGATCACACCACTGACAGCACGCTTGCCAACAATGCCGCCAATGCCGCCAACGATCAGCAGCACAATGTCGTTCAGCATCTTGGTGTAAGCCTGGTCAATGGGCGCCATTGATTTGATCGGCTGGGTGACAAAGGTCACTGAGTACAGCAACGCAAACACAATGCCAGCCAGGATCAATGTGATCATCACGACCACAAAGCCCCACACCCTGACCTCTAATTCTTCAGCGGTCAGTTTTGGTGTCTGTGGGTTGTCTAGTTTGATCAATTTGTTTCTCCAAGATAGGGGCTACTAGATACTCGGGACACTGTTGTGTGAATAGACACTTAGGCTTTATGCAGTCTGGTTTGTGAAAGTTGTCAGGGTTTTGGCATGGGTATCTGTATCGGTCCTCACAACCAACCAGCGCCAGTAACGAAAAAACAAGCAGCGCAGTTTTCATATGCCTAGTTTCTCCAAGAATATTTCAATGACTCGGTTGGCAATTTCTGGAGGCAAAAACTGAAGCACCTTGAACCCGACCCAAATGAAGGCAAGGTAGCAGTTGATTTTGAGCCATTTGTCAAAACCTTCTCTGACTTCCTTCCATTTATCCACATCAACCGCATCCCACAGCTGCGCAGTAAATGACAAGTTCAAGCAGACCCCACAAAACGATAACAGTGATGACAGTAATAAGCGTAATGCCAATCACCAGTTCTGTCATCTCTTTGCGCTTTTTGGCAGCGTTTACAGCACGGGCTGCCTCTCTGCGTTCTTCCTCTCGGTCCTCTTTGTTCATCTCCATCACACGAACTTGAATCTGGTTCCAAACATCCATGTTGTTTGTGGAAAAAAACAAGTTTTTTAATTCGTTTTCAAAATCTTTTTGAGCTTTGAGCGCCAGTTCGATCTCGATGGCTTTTCCCATGTTGGAACCGCCAGACTTTTTGGCCTGATTTGCTGCTTTGGTGGCCGTGTGCTTGGCGTCAAAGTATTTGCCAATCAAAGGGCCGAGACTTGCCACATCATCGACAGTAGCCGATGCCTTTTTAATCATGTCAACCGTAGCGCTGACTGCGGCCATTGCGCTGATAGGATCAATCATTACAACATCTCAACAAATATCTTGGCACACCAAACAACAACTCCAGTAAGAAGGACCGCAGCAATAAATGCTTCGGCCCAATCTTTCATTTGAGTATCCACACAGCCGAAAAGATTGTGCCAGCCATAGACACGATCATCAGTCCAGCAGTCTTCATCAGAATGCCCTCAATGCGCTTGAGCCTGGCATTGATTTGCTCATAACGGATAGCACAGACTTCCTCATGTGTTGACAGTCTTGCCTCTGTTGCGTCAATCGTTGTCATGCTTGCTCCGGTGCATCAGCAGGCAATGGCTCGTTGCCCTCGGCCAGCCATTTCAGGTACTTTTGATAGTCCGTGTTGGCGGGGTCGAAGGGGATGCCAAGAATTGTGCCGTTGTCTTGAAGCTTGTTAACACCCACTTCTTGCCCAAAGTAATTTTTTACAATTTTGTAAGTCATCTTATAGCTCCGCACTCACAGTGATTTTCCCGGTAGAGGGCTGCACAATTATTGTTGCGTCCCCTGAAGCACCACTCCCGCCAATTACCAAATCAGCACTGAACATTCTGGTTGAGCTGTAGTTTGTAATCCCTCCAGTACAGGTCACTGTCGCGTTCCCATTAAAAAACTGAACGGCGTTTGAAACGGTAACACTTGGTCCGGCTCTCATTTCCACAGGATGCACTCCATTTGCTCTGGCAATGGTATTAGCGCCAAGTCCTGTCCCCGCAATTGATGGGTTTTCGTAATAATACCGCTGACACATCATCAACTCACGCCCGTAGTCCCTGCGCTCAAACGGCGTGGCGACAGAGCCTGCTTCCAGTTGGACGCCTGTGACGTAGAAGGTGGCTCCAGAGGTGCCGACAACTGAGGTTGCTCCTGTGGCTGAAAGATAGTTTGTACCCGCCCATGCACCAGCAGTTCCGCTGTATGTGGAGCCGACACCAAAGCCGAAATTAAGTTGGACACCTGTGGTGTTTGTGGTTGACCAAGTGCCGCTGGTATCACCTGCAATGGTTACAGTTTTTTGCTCCCATGTGTTTGCCGCACTGATTGCGTAGGTAAACGGGTATGACCTCGTGTTATCGTTGTTGCGTAAAGACCCACCAAACGTGCCAGTTAAAGAACTGCGAACCCAAAACGACAGCGTGACAGATTGAGCGCCAGCAGCACCCCAACCAAGGTCGGCAAAATTAAACCCTTCAACGGCTTGTCGCAAATAGTAGTAATCGCCAGAACCGACTGTCGTGGCAGCAGACGAAGTAATAAGCAACGACTTAACAAACCCCGTTGGAAAAACCGAACTTTGTTGCGCTGTAAATTTACTGTTGGCTGATCCGTCAATCCCCCAACGATCAACCGTATACAAAATTCCAGTCCCTTGAGTCACACTCGCCCCAGCGTTCCTCTGGTCAATCCGCATATCGCCGTTGATGATGCGGTTGCGGAAGCCGAAGCTGCTACCGTTCAATAAATTTACAAGCGCATTGCCTGCGGTGTTTGATCCAGTACCACCATTTGCAATCGCAGTCTGGCCTGTAATACTTGCTGCAGGGATAGTTGATGTTCCACCAATAGAAACATTGTCCAACGATCCACCTGTAACAGCAACAGAGTTGGCGTTCTGAGTTGCTATAGTGCCAAGCCCAAGATTGGTTCTGGCTTGTGATGCGCTTGATGCGCCAGTGCCACCATCAGCAATCGCGAGATCTGTAATGCCTGCAATGGTGCCGCCACTGATGGAAACATTGTTTGCGTTTTGTGCAGACATCGTTCCAAGATCTGGAGTCTCTGATGTTCCGGCAGTTGCGATTGGATTACCGTTTGCATCAAATCCAAGATACTTGCTCGCCCTTTCTGATGCGCGGGGCAGCGTCATGTTGATGCTGGTCGGGTCAGTCTGAGGAGCAATCAACGCACGCTGAATCGCCTCTGCGTTTTGCTGCGCAAAGATGGTTTGCTGGTCCATTTCGTCGTTGACCGTGTTGGCAAAGAAGTCACCGCCTGTCACGAAGTCTGTCGTGCGCTGGATGGTGCGGTTGCCGACAATGGCAATCTGGGTCGCGCCAGTTGGTGTGGCCACCAGCGTGACAAAGCCTGTGCCGTTGCTGTTGATGGTCACCGAGTAGTCAGTGGTCAACGTCAGCAGCGTGTCATCACGGTAAACCGCGATGTCAGTTGCCGCCAAGATTTCAAAGGTGAAGTTATACGGACCAGTGCCACTGGCCACATACACCACCCGGCGGGTCACGTTAGAAATTGGGACGCCCATGGCTCAATCCTTTCAGTTGTAAATTGTACGGAATTACTTGCCGTATGTCCTTGAGATATCGCGGTTGCGCTGCATAGCCGACGACAGATCTGGGAACTCAATCCCACCCTCTTCGTCAACCTCACCATCAGGGCCACCAACCATCTTGAACTTGGCCATGGAACGATAGCGCTCTACGATTGAGCTGATCAGCTTTTGCTTGTCGCCGACCAGCAGTGGTTCACCAGACGCATTGGCGTCAGCCTCGGCCTGCTTGAGTTCATACGGGATGCGCTGCTCAAGGTTCATGCCTTCGTCCAAGATCTCTTGGCCATACAGGCGCTTGAAGCGATTGATCTGGCCAGACGACAGGCGCACGCCGTCCCATGTCTCGCTGGGGTTGGCAATGCCAAAGTTCAGGCTGGCCAAGATCTCATCCACCTCGGAGCTTCTGCCCTCTGTCGCCTGGACAATTGGCGACCAGTTGGCCCAATAATCTAGGCCACGGTTGCGGACGACAGACTCGCGGCCCAAGTTGTCCAGCAGCGGTGGCACATTCTCGGACAGGCCTGGGATGCGCGACATAACCCGCTGGCGTGCCTCGTAGAAAGCGCGCAGGCCGGGTGGCGTGTTCATCTCGGGCGACTTGGTGTTGGACCTGGTTGGGTCAATTAAGCGCTCAATGTGTGCCATCAGCGTGCTATTGCTGATGCCCACGCCGGGTGTGCCTGTGTACAGGAAGTTGGTGTATTGCTTGGCCAGCGCATCAAACATCTGGACGATCTTTTCGCCCGTGTCAGTTGACCGAGATCTGGCCACAGCCATCAGCTCGCCAATACCCTGCATCAGTGGCAGGTTGCTCATGTATTCGCCCACAGCCGTCATGCCAGCCATGGCCATAACCTGCCAGTCCTCGCGGTCTGGGTGGCGGTCGAACTTGCTGGCATCGGCCATGTCTGAACCCATGGATAAGATCATGCTGATGGGGTCGAATCGGGCATAGCTGACATACACCTTATCCGGGCCAACACCGACCTTGGTGATGGCACTCAGGCGCTCAATGTTCTCCTCGCTAATCTCGCCCTTGTCGAATACCATGGAGTAAGGCTGCCAACCCAAGTTCTGCAAAGCCTGGCGGTCTTCGGTTTGAGATGGGCCGGAGCCGGTCAATCGGTTGTCCAGCGTCAGCATCGCAGCACCAGTGATGGCCGTGCCACCCATGGACAGGCGAGCAATGGCCACATCGCGGTGGCGACCGCCCTTGCTCCACAAGTCGTAAAACCTGGGCGACAGGGTATTGAGCATTGGGATGTAGCTGCTGCCCTCAATAAACAGGTTGGTCACTGTTCTGGCAAAAGGCACGATCACTTTGATGGGGGCCAGGTTCAGGATCTGGTTGCTCCACCAGTAGGTCTCGCCAAGCGCTCCCTCTTTGCTGATGGTTTCCTGCAGAGTCACCATGCGGCGCATGCCCTCGACGCTCTCTTGCATTTCGCGTGGGCGCTCAATAAGCAGCTGGCCAACCTTGCCCTCCACCTCGGCACGGGCTGCGACATCATTCATGCCATTGGCAATCAGGCGGTCATACTCTTTGTTGGCAAAGCGATAGGCTTCTTCGTGCAACTGGTAGCGGCCAACGATTGAGCCGACAAACTCGTCAGCTGCAGCGATTGGCCTGAAGCTCATAGCGTCTTGCACAAAGCCAAGGCCATCAATGGCGCGGCCCATCCATGTGTCGCGCAGATCTGGCGTGCGGTAAACCTCTTTGCCAAACAAACGCAGCGGGGTGTCGGACAGATACTCAGAGGACACAGGGTTAAGACGCGCACCAACGTCAGTCATCTTCGACTCGCCGCCTTCTTTAAGCGCTTTGGCTGCCAGCTCCCAGCCGTCCAAGATGCCATTCTTCAGGCCAGACAAGCCAGCCTGAATGTCGTCCATTCTGTAGCGGTCAGGGTCTGCACCAGGGATCATCTGGCGAGCCTTGCCAATGCCAACGGCCACAGTGCGCTCAATGGGTGCCAAAGCCCCAAACACGCCACTGCCCACCAAGTTGTAGGCATGTGTCTGTGGGTCGTTCAGCAGGTTGGCTTGGTAGGTGTGGAACCAGACATCGCGTAGCTTGGCACCTAGGCCAGCCTCAATCATGCGGTTTTTGCCAGCGCGGGTCGGGGTGTTGATGTAGTCGGTGGCAAGCTGGAACAGCACTTGGTCGGACTGGTTGGCACCCAGCTCATCCAGGGCAGCACGCACGGTGCGTGTATCCAGCCCTGGGCCTGCATCCTTCACGCGCTTGAACACGTTAAGAGAACGGGCCACATCGGTCTGGATGCCCTTGAGCTGGTCAACAATGATCTTGTGCTGGGCCAGTTGCAGGCGCAGGTTGAGTTTGCCCTGATCATCCAAGCTGCCGGAGGCCATCTGCTGGAACAAGCCGTCCAGCTTCTTGGCGCTTTCGTCATGCACCACCACGGCACCGGCCAACTGCTTGGCCAGGCTGCTGCCGCCCACGGTGGCCTCCATGCTCTCGCCAGCCAGCGCTGTCTTCAGGAACTGCTCAGGAACACCAGCGTTGATTGCGTTTGTGTAGATTGAGCGCAGCGACATGCTGGGGTCTTGGGTAGCGAAGTTGTCACCAGCAGCGCGGATGGTGGCGGCCAGGCCATCGTTGTCTGTCCATGCGCTGCTGATCGGTGTGTCAGGTGGCGATGCCTGGGCGATGCCTTCCGTCTGCAAGAACAGGCGCTCATCAGCAATGGTGTTCATCTCGGTCACATCGACCGGGCGAGGCTTGGGCGCTGCAGGCTTTTTGGCCGGTGTTACGGGCACAGGCGCAACAGGCGTGGCCACAGGCTTTGTGGCACCAGGCGGCGTGACTTGCACCACCTCATCAATCAGCTTGGGTTCTTTGGTTGCGCGAGCGCCAGCCTTGGTCAAACCCTTGAGAATGCCAATGCCAAGACCGGCGACCTGTGTGCCCTCTTCTTGCGGCATGTCTGGCGCGCCAAGCTGTGGAGTGCCAGGCAGTGATGGGTCAATGTCGGTCGCATCTGGTGACGCAACCATGCTGTCCAGACGTTGGTCGAGGGGTTGAATCGCCATCACTTAGCTCCTTGTTCTGGAGCTACAGCGCTCCCTGTTACGACTGTACTTTTTGCTCTGGCTGCTCTGCTTCTGGTTGCATTGGCTGCTGAACCTTCGCCATCTGTTGAAACAAGTTGTTTTCCAGATTGCGAGTTTCCAATTTTGAGTCCTCTTGAGGCAATGAGTTCATCTAATTTACTCCTGTTAACCTCAGAGCGTTCAAACCATGGGGCGTTACCACTGGCAGAAACTCTGAAATTCTTTGGGACAATACCCGACTTGGGATCTTTTATTGCCGTCAGCATATCACGGTATTCTGGCACGGTAAACCTGAATTGTTCGCCTTTGGAATTGTCGTAGATAAAGTATGGTCCAGATTTATCAACGCCATACTTTGCGCCATAGTCATACATCCCATATTCACCTTGCTTTGCGGTTACGCCTTTAAACGGCTCCGGCACTCCAGCAGCCTCGCGCATGATTGCATCAATGGTTCCATGGCTGGCTTCTTGCTGAGATCCTGCGACCCATGTCTCCCAGTGATAACGGCCAAGTGAAGCATCACCTTCGCGGCCAACCAATCTGTACGCATCTTTGAGCTGTTGCGCCATTGCTCGTTCAAGAGCCTCGTACACAAGCAAACCTTTAGCGCCATAGGTTATTTCAGAAAGCGCTGTGCCAGCAATTTGTGCGCTTTTCTCAATTTCTGTGCCATCTTTTTGCTTGACCATCTTTTTCTCAGATCGGCCATCCCACAAGTTTTTGCCGGAAAACCTTCCATCGTCCCAAAGGTTTCGCAATTGCACCCGGTCAATCACAAGCACATCATCGCGACCACTGACCAGTAACGTAAAGCTGACAACCTTGTTGTCAATGCCAACACCTGTGCCGATCTTTGCAAATTCGCGTCTGATCTGTGGTCCACTCATGTTCGGGTTGGCCATCATTTCATGGACTTTTTGCAGACCAGTGATGCCTTCTGCGTCTTTGGTGGCCAGCTTTGTCAAAAAGTTTTTGCCAAATGCATTGAGGTTGTGCATGGCACCAGAGCCTGGTTGGCCAGAACCCTTGCCTGCAACAGTTGATGCCCAGGCCAAATACTCATCCAAATCTGTTTTGTCAAATTTTCCAGATGCGGCTTTTTGCAGAAATGGTTCAATTCCACTGATTGCATCCATGAACAAACCTTCTTGCACATACGGGCTTACACCGCGAGACAAGAAAGACCACAAGAACAATTTACCAGTGGTAACCACATCGGCCTTGCCAGATGTGTACAGCTCTTTAAACTGCCCAGCATTTTTGAATCCTGCACTTGCATCATCAATTTGTCCTTGCGTCAATTTGCGCAAAGGTGCTGCCAAGTTTTCTGGCGACTCAAGAGCTTTGATGGCTGCATATGGAGGAACTGGAACTTCGTCCGACTTGAATGCATAGCCCAACATTTTTGTCCAAGAATCTTGCGTCAACACAGGTTCTGGGAATTTTGCAAAAATCGCGTCAAGGTTTTCGATTTGTCTGCCTACGTTCTTTTCGTCAGTAGACAAAAGAAGCAGTGGCTTGTCTGGCATTTCGAGGTCTGGCGATGGAACCTTTACCCGCAAATCTTGCTCAACTCCGATCTTGTTTCCAGCAGCAACATTTAAACCAGGCTGCAAGTCGGCTTGAGGTGTAACTATTCCACTTGCTGGAGGAATCAATACATTTTCCATGCCGCCAACTGCTTGTGTACTCATACCCACAGGCATGTTTTTGGTGGACTGAATGGCTTTTGCTGCAAGCTGTCCACCTTTGGCAAAGATAAACGGATCGCCAACCAGCTCGCCAGTAAACTGGCCAGCCTCTGCTGCCGATTGACGTTGCTCTGGTGTCATACCAAATCCAGCTTGGCCAGCAGGCACGGCAGGCGGCAAGCCTGGCAATGTGATGCTGGTGCCTGGGATGGTGTAACCGCCTTTGCTCACATCTTCACTGGATGGCAGCAATGTGGGGTTGTCCATAGTCTGGGCAGCTCGGCCCAATCTGTCAGCAATGCTGCCGCCTTGGTTGTCGGTGGCCAGCGCAGAAATGAACCTGCCAATTTTTTGGATGTCACCACCAAAGCCAAGGGCAGCCGTCGCTGCGCCGCGAGCAGTCCCGGCAGCAAAGTCTGGTGCGCCAGTGATTACGCGCTCACCAATGTCGCTGCGGCCACCCCTGCGAGGCTTCATTTGCGGGAACACACCAAAAGCAGCGCCAGCATCAGACACTGTGCCAGACGGGCCAGCGGCCAGCTGCACATCCTCCATCATGGGCATCTCATCTGGCTGCTCTTCTGGTGGCGCAGGCGGGTAATCCCGAGCCAGGTTGAAGTCAATATAGCGCTGATCAAAATTGATGCTCATTGTGCGTCCAATGCTTCACGTTGTTGCTTGATGATTTTCATGCGTTGTTCAATGCTGCGCAAGTCATCAGTACTAAGTCCCAGTTTCTTTGCCTGGCTGGCGATCTCGCCGTAATCCGACTCATCGGTAAACACAATGCCAGTCTTGCGCAAAGTTCCAGCAACCCCGAATTGATTGTTCAGCGCATCAAGGTTGAGCTTGATGGCCCTGTTTTGCTCGCTGGTTTGTCGCACAGAAAGCAGATCTTTGGCCACTTGCATGCGCGTTGGTACTGGCTTTCTGGCAGCCTCGGCTTGAGCCACGCGCAGCGGGTACTCACGGGCGAAATCTGTGGTCAGCTTGGCGTAAGCAGCATTTTGGCGCTGGCTGATGTTGAACTGTCCAGGCACGATTTTGGACTCAGTGCGGAACATGCGCTCGATGTCGCTCTCATCTTTATCGCCTCGCTTAAGTTGAAAAGGCAAAATTTCCTCACTCAATCGCTTGTAACCAATGCCAAGCTGCCTGGCTCTGCGCTCAATAGATGCCGCATCTGAGTGCAAGCCCTGCAAGATCTCAGTCTTGATTACAAACTCAGCGCGTGGGTTTGCGATCTCGCCCTCGCTGCGCTTCTTGGGCAAGTCAAAGACGGTCTCTGGGCTGATTGCCTTGGGGTTGCGGATGCTGATGGCACGCAGTTCATCAAGAGCTGACTTGCTGCCTGACCTGAAGAACTCGGACTGCAGCGTGGCCACGCGCTGGGTGTCAGCTGTCAGTGCCTCTTTTTCGTTTTGGTCTTTGGTGGTCTGACGCTCAATCTGCACGGTGCGCAAGTTGCTGCGGACCTTGGCCTTTTCGTCAAACGTCATCTTGCTCCAGACAGCTGTCATCTTGCCTGCGTTGCCCTTGTCCAAATTGGAAATGGCCGTCATCGCATCTGGCGCAAAAGCAGTATCCGCAACATGCTCAGACACAGCATTGATCTTTGCAGCAGAAAAGCGCTTTTCAAAATCGTCGCTGTACTGCTTTTGCAAAGCCGCATCGCCAAGCAGCAAAGCCTCATTCTTGACGTTCTCGCGCATTACGCCGGCCAACTCATCAATGGAGCGCATCTGGCCATTGGAATCCATCCAGCCGCCTTGCTTGACAGTCTCCTCCATCAGCCTTGTGATGTCGTTGTAAGAAACATCAAATTTGATTTTGCGCTGCTCTTTGGCACGCTTTTGCTCGGCATCAAACGCAGCCTTCAGCACGGTGCTGCCATACGTTCCCATGCTGGCGCGGAACTTCAGCGCGGCATCGGCATCCACCGGGGCCAGCGACTTGGCCAAACCATCGGTCATAGACCTGATTTTTGTGGCCACATCTTGCGATGTCACCTTGCCGGTTTCGACTTGGGCAAGCAGCTTCGTCAGCTCAGTGCGACCCTCTGCCTCAAAATGCGATGCAACCTCCAGGCTGCGAGCTTTGCGCAGTGCCATGTCAAAAATGTTTTGACTGTTGGCGGCACCAACAAAACTCATGTCGCCATTCTTGGCCAGCTCCAGCTGCTCATTGGTGATCGGATTCTCGGCGGCAAACTGGACACCAGCCTTCTCCTGCAACTTGCCAGCTTCGCCAAAGGCGCTCTGGCTCATGCGGTCAAGCAGCTGCGCCAGCGTGCTGGCCTGTTGGGCCTGCACCTGCGTGCCGATCATATTGATCTGCGGGACGTTGATGGTCGGCAGCTGCGCACCTGGCACACTTGCCAGCTGCACTCGGCCCGATTCAATTTGCGGAAGTGTTGCCATGCTGTTGCCTTATGGTTTGTATGTTTTGCTGAACTTCACAGCGCTTTCTGTCAGGGAAGCGCCTGCCAACAAACCACCCGTTGCGCGCGCTGCCGATGCCGCTGTCTGGAACTGACCAGCCTGCATCCTTGCTCCTGCGCGTGTCATCTGAGCTTGAATCTCTGCATTGTTCAACATAGAACTGGCGTCTTCAAACCCAAGCACCCGAGCCATCAGTGAGTTGTAGTCAGTCAAGCCGACATCGCGGAATGTTGCCCGAGCGTTGGCGTCCTGCACAAACGCAGCGGAACCCTCATTGAATGCAACACCGTTGGCCGCAGCACGCGCACGGGCCGAGGCGTTTACCTTCTCTAGGTTACGGATCAGAGCGTTGCCAGCCATCTTGTAATTCAGGCTTTCATTCTCTGCACGCTTGAGCAGACGCCCAGCCTGGATGGCCGCATATCGCTCCTCTTGGTCTGCCCTTACGTTGGCAATGGCCAGCGTGTTGATGGCGTTGACCATGTAACCAGTCTGCTGGTTAATGGCCGCAGCCTGTTGCGCTATGCCTGTGCTGATGCCAGATAGCAGTCCGGCACCAGCATAGATGTTTGCAGTTTGTTGTGTTGTCAATGCCATCATGTACCTCCAGACACAGCGACCTTGTACTCAAGACCAAGCAGCGTCATTTTCAGCGGCAGGTTTTGACTGACCTCAATTGCTTGCTCACGATCATAACCAAGCACGCCGTTGACCCGCTTGATACCAGTGAACTCAGGAACCGGCTCATCCAAAAGAGGATTGTCAAAAGTTCGGAATGGAACTGGGTTGTTGTTGATTTGCATGTGCTGTGTATCGTCAACGATTGCGTTGATTTCCACAATGCGCTTCTTGAATGCCATGCGGGTGCCTGTCTGCAATTTAACCTCGACAGGCATGGTCCTGACATACACAGAAATCGGCAGGCCCACCTCATACGCCGTGGTGCTGGCCCGATCAAATGTCACAGCACCACCACCACTTACTGTCTCGTTTGACTGTGGCACACCGTCTGTGATCACATTCAGGCTCTTGCCAATGTGTGGGAGGCCAGAGCCAACACCACTAGCAGCGCCACCAATAAACGCACAATCTGTGAATAAAGCATTGTCAAACAGCTCAATGAAAAACCTGTTCACGCCATTGAATGTGCGCCGTGTCACTGTGTAAATATCGGTCACATCCACGTTGACATCCAAGAACAGGCCGTCTGTTGTGTATTCCGATGGGGCTGTGATCTGCTGGGACCGCAGCACAGAGAACACCGCCATGGTGCCATCTTGCTCGTTGACCGACAGCAGAAGATCGCCTTCGTCTGTACTGGTCGCACGGCGCAGCGCCAAACGGTACGGGGTCTTCAACAAATGTCCAGCCAGCAAAGAGATCCGCTGGGTCACATAGGTCGCCTGCGTGTCGCTGTACAAGAACTCATTGAGCGCTTTTCCTTGGCGCTGCACATAGACCGTGCCAGTCTCAATGGTTTGCACCCTGGTGCCGATCTTTGTGCCGTTACGGCTCACAGCCTTGAATGCAATGGTCGTTGGTGTGATCGGCTCGGTGCCAGCCTGTGGCACATAAAACTCAGCGCCAGTGGTGAACACCTGCAGGTCGCGGCCAGAGATCATGTCCACGATCACGTTGAGCTGGTTGGTTTCCAGCGTGGCTTCCAAGGCATCGTCGTCCAGCGACTCGGTTGGCTGAAAGTCAAAGAACAAGCCAATGCGGCTGGCCCAGATTGTGGCAGGGCGAGACTTGCTGCCGCCAAAATACAGACGGCCTTCGTGGAACGTCACACTGCGTGGCCAGCCTCTTGTGCTTGACCAAACATCTTCGTATCCATGCTCAAGTTCCCAACGGCCAGCATCAATCACTGTGGTGTTGAAGAACGGATATTCAGTTACAGCCTCGACCACAGTAGAGGACACATACCGGGTAATCCTGGCGCGGCCCTGCGGCTGCGCATTGATGTACTGGTTAACCGATTGAGTCGTCCAGGTCGTCACCTGGTAGTTGCTGGTTCCGTTTGGTGCTGGAGAAAATGGGATGTTAACGGTCGCCACCTTGGTGCTGCCGACATAGTC